AAAAGGGCGAGAAGCGGGGTACTCCCTACTGTAGACCGTCTAAACGAGTTTCCAGTAAGACCCCCAAAACCTCTGGTGAGATGACCGCAGCAGAGAAAAAGAAAAGAATAGCCCAGAAGAAAAGGTTGGGACAACCTGCGGGTAAGCCAAGAAGAGTAGAAGCTGCACGCAGGAAGAAGGTTGCTAAGAAAAAGAAATGATTACTTGGGCTGAGCGCAACAACATAGTCGAAGAAATAAAAGAGTGGTCTAAACATACTTTAGAAGTTAGCAACCCAGAGTTTAATGATTTACCACCTTGCCCGTATGCAAAAGCGGCATGGCAAGAAAACAAAGTAGATATAGTCTTTAAGTTTGAAGAGAACGATTTTAAAAGACTATACATGGCGCTCCATAATTGGGACGACAGAAAAGATTTAGTAGTAATAGCAGATACTGCTTTTATAGAGGATCAAGACGAGTTTCATCAGTTTGTAGATCACGTTAACGAGGCGATAGCCAATAACGTATTTAGAGACAAAGATATGTGGGTGATGGGATTTCATCCTGAAGATGAAGCTAATGAGTTGTTTGACGAAGGAGAGTTTGAACCTCAAGCAGAAACGGAATACGCACTTTTGTTTGTGCAGCGGTTATCCAAGCTAGAGAAAGCCGCAGAGAAGTTAAGACCTCTTGGTTATTACGATAAGTATTTCCAAGAATACGATGTAGCACACATGTACGAACTTCGTACAAATTTTTACAGGAGACTGAAAGATGGCAGGTGCTAAGAAGAAAGGCCCAAAGGGTATGCGCGGCGGCGGTATGGCTAAGAAGAAAGGCCCGATGGGCTTTAAAAGAGGCGGTAGAGCCGGTACTAAGCGTAAGAAGAAGTAATTTATGACTACCTCGGGAACTGCCACATTCAATATGGACTTCACGGAGATCGCTGAAGAAGCGTGGGAACGTGCTGGCCGTGAGATGCGTTCGGGTTATGACCTGCGTACTGCACGTAGGTCAATGAACCTACTCACTATTGAGTGGCAGAACCGTGGCATCAACATGTGGACTATCGATGAAGGCACTGTCAGTTTGGTGGAAGGAACGGCGACATACGCTTTACCGGCAGATACCATTGATTTGCTTGAGCACGTTATACGTACTAATAGCGGTAATGTGTCTACTCAGTCTGATCTTAGTATCTCCAGAATAAGTGTTTCTACTTACGCTAGTATCCCTAACAAGCTCACTAAGGGCCGTCCCATACAGATATACATAGACAGGGGGCAGGCAAACCCCTCTGCTACTGTGTGGCCTGTGCCTGATGCGTCTGATACGTATGTGTTGAAATACTACAGAATGCGCCGTATAGAGGACGCCGGTTCGGGTGTTAATACTGCTGATGTTAATTTCAGGTTTTTGCCTTGTCTTGTTTCAGGGCTTGCGTACTACATAGCGCAAAAAGACCCAGAGTTAGCACCGCGTATCCCGATGCTACAAACTGAGTATGAGAGACAATTTGACTTAGCCGCACAAGAGGACAGAGAGAAAGCTTCTATTAGTTTAGTACCGCGAATGTATGGCGTGAGGTAAGCATGACGCAGCGTTTTGCTTCAAGTCAAAGAGCATTAGCTATATGCGATATATGTGGCTTTCAGTATGAACTAAGAGAACTTAGAAACTTAGTTAAAAAGAATAAGGTTACAGAGTTAAAAGCGTGTCCAGAATGTTGGAACCCAGATCACCCGCAAAACAGATTGGGTGAGTTTCCGGTAGATGACCCGCAAGCAATACGTAACCCAAGACCAGACTTTGCGGAATTTCCGGCTAGTAGGGCACGAATAGAAGTAGCAGACGCAAACAATATGAGTGCGTTCGGTCAAGTAGGACAAGTAACAATCTCAATTACGTAGAGGTTTGAAAATGAAACGAGAAAGCAAGAAAGCAGCAAAGGTTACTGAGCTTCCAAATGAGCCAACAATGTATGATGCTGGCACAGACGTAAATAAGCCCATCAACATGAAGACTAGTGGCGTCAAGATACGCGGTACTGGTGCTGCTACTAAAGGCACAATGGCGCGGGGGCCAATGGCGTAGTGAACTACACTGAGCTAAAAGCGAATGTAGAAGACATCTGCGAACAGACGTTCACGGCAGATCAACATGCTATGTTTGCTCAACAGGCAGAGCAAAAGATATATAACACTGTACAGCTACCTGCGCTTCGTAAAAACCAGACAGGCACACTAACGTCTGGCAATAAGTATCTGACGATGCCGACCAACATGCTGTACGTGTTTTCGTTAGCGATTATTAGCGGTAGCGACTATATCTATTTGTTGGATAAGGATTCTAATTTCATACGGGAGGCTTATCCCAATCCTGCAACCACGGGCGTGCCTAAGCATTACGCTATATTTGATGACACTAGCTTTATTGTAGGGCCGACACCTAACGCTGATTTTTCAGCCGAAATACATTTTGGATATTACCCAGAGTCTATTGTTACTGCTGGCACTACTTGGTTAGGTACTAACTTTGATTCTGCGTTGTTGAATGGCGCTTTGGTCGAAGCGATACGCTTTCAGAAGGGTGAGGCAGACATGGTGGCGCTGTATGAAAAACTATATGTACAAGCCATGGCCCTGCTGAAGAACCTCGGTGATGGCAAGCTCCGTGAGGATACTTATCGTTCCGGGCAAGTTAGGAGAGAAGTCGCTTGATTGGTTCACAGAGCATAGTAGAGCTAGGCAACGTCACAGTAAAAACAGTATCTAGCAGAGGGTTTACCCCGGAAGAACTTGCTGAACAGGCACTAGACAAAATTATTTATGTAGGAAGCAACTGCCATCCGGCTATACAAGAGCAGGCAGAGGCTTTCAGAAATCAAATTCGTGGTGTGTTAGTAGAGTATATGAAACAAGCTATTCGATCTGACCGCACTACTTTAGCAAATGAATTCCGCGCCGTTGGGCACCCGGAACTTGTAAAACTACTGGAGAGCTAACAATGGCTATTACCGTAACTACAGCGATGCCCACCAGCTTCAAAGTTGAGCTGTTGAAGGGCTTACATGACTTACAAAATGGCGCTGATACACTGAAGATTGCACTGTTAAAGGCAACTGCTTCAGGCAGTGGAACCTATGGCGCTGCAAGCACTAACTATTCCGACATTACTGGCAACAGTGATGAGACCAGCGGTACAGGCTATAGCGCAGGTGGAAATACCCTGACTAACGTAACTCCTGTGGCTAGTGGCACAACTGCTGTAGCAGACTTTAACGACACTACTTGGTCTAGTGCGTCTTTCACCACGTCTGGGGCGATGATCTACAACACCAACAACTCTAACTCTGCATGTGCGGTATTGAGCTTTGGTGGAGATCAAACTGTAAGCACGGGAGATTTCCAGATTCAGTTCCCCGCTGCCGGTGCTTCCACTGCGATTATTCGCATCGCCTAAAGGATAGACGTGGCAGATAAGACCGTACTACTAGGAGCCGTTTGGGGTAAAGACGGCTGGGGTGACGCCGCTTGGGGGGACAATGGGAATACCTCCGTAGCGGCTACAGGTGCGGTTGGAACTGTAAGTATTTTGTTGGACGACAGTGTTGTTCCAACAGGTGTAGCAGGTACAGGTGCGATAGGTTCGGTTACTATAAACCGTACCGGACTTGTAATCCCAACAGGCGTAGCAGGCACAGGTGCAATAGGCACCACCACTTTGGGCTACGATGCGATTGTTTACCTCGGCGCGGTATGGGGTAAAGGTGGTTGGGGAGAAGCTGCTTGGGGGGCTAATGGGAATACCTCCGTAGCAGGCACTGGTGCTGTAGGCACTACAAGTATTTCTCTAGGTAAAACTGTTGCACCAACAGGAGTAGTAGGTACAGGTGCGGTAGGTGCTGTAGGGATTATCAGAGATGACACGGTAATCCCGCTGGGTGTAGAAGGCACAGGCGCAATAGGCACGGTGGTTCTGTCTTTTGCAGAGCTTGTTATCCGAACGGGCGTAGCAGGTACAGGGGCAATAGGCGCGGATGGCGCTACTGTAGTCCCAGCAGTGACAGGTGTAGCAGGTACAGCTTCTGTTGGCACCATAACTTTTAGTTACAGCGGCTCCGTAATTCCTACCGGGGTGCAAGCTACAGGTGCTATAGGAACAATAACTAGGCGTGGTTGGACTACAGTAGATGATAGCCAGACGCCTAATTGGACAAACGTAACAGATACACAAACGCCTAGTTGGGCAGATATAGATAAAGCCGCTTAGGAGCTAACAGATGGCTACTTATGTAAACAACCTAAGACTCAAAGAAATTACCACAGGTGATGAAGATGGCACTTGGGGTACGAGCACAAACACTAATCTTGAGCTTATAGCAGACGCGCTGGGGTACAACACACAGGCTGCGTTTGGTTCAGACGGCGATGCAACCACTACTGTAGCGGATGGTGCGGCTGATCCTGCTAGGGCGTTATATTTTAAAGTCACTTCTGGTGCAACTCTTACGGCAACCAGAACGCTGACTATAGCCCCTAACACTGTCTCTCGTGTGATGTTTATTGAAAACGCTACGACAGGTAGTCAGTCAATAAATATAAGCCAAGGCTCTGGAGCAAACGTAACGATAGCCAGCGGCAAGACTGCACTAGTTTACTTAGACGGCGCAGGGTCTGGCGCAGCAGTGGTTCTAGCAAGTCCTCAAGTTGCCGTCACTCAGCTTACAGATGTCACATCTAGCGCATCAGAATTAAATCTGGTTGACGGATCGGCTGCTGATACCGTGGTCAACTCAAAGGCTGTTATATATGGCTCCGCAGGTCAGATAGTCGCTAATGAGCTTGATGTAGATAACATCCAGATAGACGCAAATGCAGTCAAATCTACAAACACTAACGGCAACATACAGCTTTTCCCGAACGGTACAGGCTTTACTGAGCTTTATGGTAACACCAACGCAGGTGCTATCCGTTTCAACTGTGAAAGCAACAGCCACGGTGTAACGCTAAAAGGCCCACCTCATTCCGCAGCGGCGACCTACTCCTTAGAACTACCCGATGCTGTAGGTAGCACAGGTCAGTTCCTTAAAGCATCCAATGGCTCTGGTAAGCTAACTTTCGCTGCGGTTACTGAGTATTCTGCGCCACAACTAAAAAGCGGTAACTACACTGCTGCTGTCGGTGAGTTCATCGTGGCGAGCGCGGGGTCGATTACCATTACGTTACCGGCTAGTCCCAGTGCGGGTGACTATGTGACGATAAAAGATGGTACGGGTGCAGCAGAAACTACAAATTTCACTGTGGGGCGCAACTCAAGCAACATTGCATCAAGTGCAAGCGACCTGACCTTTGACAAGAATTTTGCTGAAATCACGTTGGTGTACATCAACGGCACTATAGGCTGGAGCGTCTAATGAGTAACCTTTCTGATCTGCTGCCCAGCGGTGGTGGGCAGAACATTGTCGATTTTGTTGCTGACGGTTCTATAAGCAGCGGTCAGGCGGTTGCTCTGACCAGTGCAGGTAAGGCTAAGGCGATAAGTGCTACAGGAAACGCTGCTCAGTTGCCGCTTGGTTCTATAAACGAGTTTAGTGCCACCGCCAACGGCAGTAAGTTCTATGGTTCAGACATACAGTTTGATCCGCATGATTCTACAAGGGTAGGAATAGCTTGGTTGGATGCGAGCCAATATCCTAATTTTATTCTAGGAACTATAAGCGCGGCGGGGGTAATAACTTTTGGCACAACGGTTGTTGTTGAAAGCACTGCTACCTCCACAGGCGTTTCTTTCGCTTTCGATCCGCTGAATGCAGACAAAATAGTTTATATATTTTACAAACCCGGCACTGGCGTTCAAGCGAAAGTAGGGACTCTTAGCAGCACAAGTTCTTCGTTTGGTAATGCGGATACGCTTTACCCTAGAACCACTTCTTATACGGATGACAAGACCATACGAGCGGGAAGGGTTGCTTTCGATTTGTCAAAGACAAGCACTTCAACTTTCGGTTGTATTTTTTACAGGCAGGGTGACTCTAGTATGGGGTTTCATGCCGCGACATATTCTGGAACCAGTATATCGGCTGGTAATAAGGTTACTTATTCCGCAAATCTATCTGTAAATATGGGCGTGGATTGTAATTCTGATGGGACATTTGTAATTGGCGTAAGAAACGCTAGCAATCAATATGTAAGCATTGTCACAGCAGGTATTTCTGGAGTAACGCCATCTCTGAGTTCAGTGCAAACGGTGAAATCTGCGGACGGTGGTGATGGGTATCTTGTCAAGTTCGATCCGAACAATAAACTGAAAGTTGGTATCGCTTATGAAATATCAAGTGTCGGTAAATGCCAGATAATCACTTTGAGCGGCACGGGTAGTAGTGCCACGCTAACGGCTGGAACTGAAACGACTTTTGCAAATACAAATATACTAGAGGGCTATTGTAATTTTGTCTTCGATAAAAACGCATCCAGCGGTTCTTTTTTAATAGGCTATCTTGAAGACTCCACTAGCGACCTGTATGTAGCAGTAGGCACTTATGATGATAGCGATACTAACAACACAATAACAATTTCAGCTAATACACTAATGCACGACAACTCAGCGGCTGGGTACCCTCAAAAGCACTTTTTCAACGGCGGCACTTCTTCTGGTTATGTGGGGTTTACATTTGTATTAGACAGCGATAATGACGGACAAGTACAGCTTGGTCAGTTCGCAAGTAGCAACGTGGCTGATTTTATCGGTCTAGCAGATGCCGCCATCTCAGATACTGCAACAGGCAAGATTAACGTCAAGGGCAGTATCAACAGCAAGCAATCTTCGCTGACCATAGGCTCTGACTACTACGTCCAAAGCGATGGCAGTGTGTCAACTACCAGCACAAGTCCAGCGGTGAAGATAGGACAGGCTGTCACTGCCACAACAATTAACATGATGGATTTGACATGACAAATCTAAGCGATCTTTTACCAGCAGGTGCGGCCAGTAAGCAGCTAAGTTTTACGGCGGGTGGGGCTGTTGCACAAGGTAAGCCTGTCATCTTGAACACTAACGGCACGGTTACGCAGGTTACAGGCGACTCGGCAACTGAAGGGGTTGGAACGCCAGTAGTTTTTGAGTCTGCGATTACCACTGCTTTGTCTTCAACATTTGACTCCTCCAACAATAAAGTTGTTTTTGCTTATCAAGACGGAGCCAACAGCGATTATGGAACAGCAGTAGTAGGAACTGTCGCTAGTGATAATTCAATATCTTTTGGTACACCTGTTGTTTTTGCTTCTGCGGCAACAAATTATACTGCGGCAACATTTGATTCATCTAACAATAAAGTCGTAATCGCTTATGAGGACGAAGGTAATTCAGAATACGGCACAGCAATAGTAGGCACGGTTAGTGGCACATCAATCTCGTTTGGTAGTGAGGTGGTATTTAATGCGTCTAATTCAGACTCTATAAGAGCAGTATTTGACTCTTCTAACAATAAGGTCGTAATCCTTTTCAGAGATGCCTCCGGTGCAGCAGGTGGTTACGGTACAGGTATAGTTGGAACAGTGAGTGGAACCAGCATCTCGTTCGGTACAAAGGCGGCATTTTCAAGTGACAATACAACTAAAATAGCTGCGACATTTGACTCCTCTAACAACAAAGTTGTTATTGCGTGGCAGGACGGCAGTGTTGCCCATTTAAGATCGAAAGTAGGGACAGTCAGTGGCACAGGTATAAGTTATGGTAGTGTGGCTACGGTTTATTCTGGGAGCGTTTTCGATCACGATGGTCTTACAGCAACATTTGATTCATCTAATAATAAAGTCGTTGTAGCTTACAAACAAACTACAAATAGTTACGGGGCTGCTCAGGTTGGTACGGTAAGCGGGACATCCATATCCTATGGTTCAGCGGTGCTTTTCAACGGAAATAATGGTGCTTCTTGGCTGTCTTCAACATTTGATTCAAATGCAAACAAAGTGGTTATTTCTTACAGGGATGATGGGAATTCGTATTACGGCACAGTGATTGTCGGCACAGTCAGCGGAACCAATATTACATTTGGAACAGAAACAGTTTTCGAGTCTGCCACAGTCAACAGGGTTTCATCAACATTTGACTCTAACCTAAATAAAGTAGCGATTGGTTATCGGGATGCTGGTAACTCAAACTACGGAACAGGGGTAGTGTTCCAAGTAGGTTTTGATACCACTAATCTTACTGCCACTAACTTCTTAGGTATAGCAGACGAAGCTATATCTGACGCAGCAAGCGGGAACGTCACGATGAAGGGTGGAATCGCATCCAGCGGTCTGAGCAGTTTGACACCGGGATCAATCTATTATGTTCAAAGGGACGGCACATTAGCCACATCTGCGGCAAGCCCTAGCGTAGAAGCTGGCAAAGCAATGTCAGCCACAAGCATCAATTTGGATTACAGCACATGAGTAATTTATCTGATTTATTACCAGCAGGTGCTGGCGCAAAAGTCATAACGGCTACGGCCAGTGGTAATCTGGCTACAGGTCAGACTGTAGCATTACAAAGCAATGGCACTGTAAAGGCTATTGCCACCGATGGTGCTACTGAGGCATTAGGCACTCAGGTTGTATTTCAAAGCGGCACTATGTCCGAGTTTTTTGCTACCTGCTATGACCCAGATACAGGAAAAACAATTATCGCTTTTGGGGGTACTGACACTCACGGTTGGGCAGTCGTAGGAACTCCTGC